GTTGCAACAAAGCCTACCTGACCGGTAGCTGCATAGAGCTCGTTGAGTCTCTTGAAAACACGCCCCTGACGATCGGCAACCCAGTAGTAACCGAAATCACCGAACGCGATCGTCTTTGCAGAAGCAGCAATTGCAGGAACATAGGCTGAGGTATACAGTGGTCTGTTCAGAATGGTGTCCGGCGTACCGGCCTGCAGTGAAGGCTGCCAGAGGTATTGACCCTGACCGTCCTTCAGCTTGCGGATCACCTTAACCGTGGCATCATTCATGACGAACACCGCTTTGTTTCTGTACGGTGCCTTAAGGGAGTAGAACAGGTCAAGAATCTCATCGATGGTAATTGCAGTAGCGCTCGCAGCGGTCACGCCAAGCTGTGCACCACCGGTAGCTGCAAGAATGCCCGTAGGTTTCCCGGAGCCATCACCTGTGAAGAATGTATCTTCTTCCTTGTTCCCGATTCTTCTGGCGAACTCTTTAGCGATGTAGGTTTCGAGGTTGAATACGCTGTCGTTAAGCAGCTCCTCGGAAACCTTGATCATAGTCCCAAGCTTATAGGCCCCAATGGATACCTGACCAAAGCTGTCATCACTTTCAGGAATTGCACCTTCCTCATCGATCCAGGAGGCTGTACCCTTGGATGCTACGACTGGGATTTTGCGGTCCCCCGAAGAAGTGGTAATGACGTTGGCCAGCCTTCTGAAAATGTTCTCGTCCTCGAGGGTATCCACGAGGGTACGCTCAAATTCGTCAGGCACAAGGTAGCCGCCTTCAGTGTCGGTTCCGATCTGAAGCGCATTTCTGATAACAGGATCAAGTCCTTCACCAGCGCGGGTACGCATCGCATTCCAGAACGCTTTTCTGTACTCGTCAGATGCTCTGCCGCTTCTTGTCTCCATGCCCGGAATATTAGGTCTACCGGTAAGAGGCATATTTAGTGGCTTTGAAAGCTCGCGGTCGAGAGCTTCCTGCTTTTCAAGACGATCGATTTCATTACCAAGGGCGACCACATCCGCTTCCATCTTGTCGTAAACGGCGGTATCCTCAGCTGAAACGATGCCATCCGCACCACGTTTGGTGTCGAGAAAAGCCTTAGCTGTTTCCCATGCCTTTGCGCGTTTCTCACGCAGTTCAAGAATTTTGTTCATAGTATTTTCCTCCTCAAATTTAGTGTTGAATTAAAGAGAGCCGCTTCTCCAGCGACTCAACGGGTGTACCTGCTTGTTGTTTAGGCAGCTTTGGCTTTACTTTGTCCAGTAGAGAGTTGGTAACGGCTCTGCGGCTAAAGGCATAGGTAAAGTCCTCAGTCTGTAATCGTTTCTTTTCGTCGTCTAGAATGCCGTCTGCAAAACCAAGCTCGATGGCTTTCTTGGCATTGAGCCAGGTTTCCGCGTCCATCAGGTGGGATAGTTTCGCTCGTGACTGTCCTGTTTTGATCTCGTAGGCGTTGATGATACTTTCCTTAACCTCCGAGAGCATGGCGATGGCCTTTTGCATTTCCTCGCTGTCGCCGATTGCTACGGTCAGCGGATTATGCACCATCATGAGGGCAGTCGGTGCCATCAGCACGGTTGTTCCGGCCATTGCGATTACGGATGCGGCAGATGCTGCAATACCATCGATTTTGACGGTAACCTTGCCTTTGTAATCCATGAGCATGGTGTAGATCTGACTTGCTGCAATGCAGTCGCCGCCGGGAGAGTTGAGCCAAATAACAAGGTCACCCTCACCGGCAGTAAGCTCTGCTTTAAATGCCTTAGGGGTGACATCATCATCGAACCAGGACTCCTCAGCAATCACGCCGTCAAGGTAAAGTGTTCGGACACCGGAATTATCATCCCGTGCCCAGTTCCAGAATTTCTTCATTCGGTTTCCTCCGTTTCTTTTATATTTGCGAACGCGCCAGCGTCCTGCAGTTTGGTCATCGCGCCGTTTATAAGGTAGAGGTCGCCACCAAGTTCCGCTGGGATGCGGTCCAGATTCTCAAGCTCCCGGATATCGTTGGCACTCATCCAGCCGTTCTGACGTGCGGTGGCATAACCGCTCATACGGCTCACATAATCGCCGCGTAGCAGTCCATCCACATTGAACTTAATGAACAGCTTTGACTTTTCGCTCTCCATGAGTAGAGCGCGGCACATGGACTGTTCCCAGCGGACTACCCAAGGGTCAAGGGTGTATTTGACGAACTCGAGCGACTGCTGCTCGATGTTGGAGAAGGACGATTTCTCAAGGTCGGCGAGCATGTGAGGCGGCACCCTGAAGATTCGGGCAATCTCATTGATCTGGAATTTTCTCGTCTCCAGAAACTGCGCCTGTTCCGGCGAGATCCCGATGGGCTGATACTTCATGCCTTCTTCAAGAACAGCAACCCGGTGTGAATTTACGCTGCCTTGATAGGCTGCGTTCCAGGACTCCTTAATCTTCTGTGGGTCCTTGATGGTGCCGGGGTGTTCCAACACGCCGCCCGGAGCCGCTCCGTTAGCGAAGAATTTCGCACCGTATTCCTCTGTGGCAATGGCAAGTCCCACGGCATTCTTCGCCATAGCAATGGGAGAGTAACCGACGAGTCCATCAAAGCCCAGACCAGGAATATGCAGAACATCGGAAGGAGTCAAGTAGACTTGACTGTCCTTGCAAAGAGAAGGAGTGTCCTCGTTACTGCGCTGGTACAAATAGAAAAGCCGACCGTTTGAATCTCGGTCGACTGTCATTTTGTTTGGCATTAGAGGATAAAGAGCAACGACCTCGCCACGGGCGTTTCTTATGATCTGCGCGTAGGCGTTCCCCCATAACAAAAGATGACTCATCAGCGTTTCTCTAAACGCAAAGGAAGTCATCTCAGGATTCGGCTCGTCATGAAGTAGTTTGTACAGTGGATGTTTGAGGTGTTTCTCCTTGCCACCGGAATCGTTATATTGATAGATATGGAGCGGAAGCCCCGCCAGTGTTTCAGATAATATCCTCACGCAGCTGTACACTGCTGTCATTTGCATGGCCGTCTGCTCATTGACCGGTTTGCCCGCGCTGGTGTTTCCGAAAAAGAAGCTGTAGCGGCTGCCACCGAGGACATCTTTAGGCTTGTCACGCGCCTTGAATATTCCTTGAAGTATTCCCATAGACATCACTCTCCTTAAAATGGGCATGAAAAAAGCACCTATTCTATTAAAATAGATGCTCAAGGGTTGTAAGGGTTTTGCTTATCTGTATGATTTGCAAAATTCAAAGTACTTTTTTACTGCGGATCTTAAAGACGCCATACCATTTCTGATATTTGAACCAGGGACAAAATCAATCCCAGAAGGTGCCGGGCGGTTAAGCCTTTCGTCATCTGCTGAGTATTCAAGCAGCTCAACAAGGCTTTGCCCGCCATCTTTTTGATACTCTTCATCAAGCTTCAACTTTAAACCTTCTTCGATCCTGCGGCATCGACTTATACTATCTGAAATAGGTCGACTTGATATTTTGCCTTGTAACCAATCGCGGTATTCTTCGTCACGCATTTTCATCACCTCGTCTATATTTTACAACAAGAACACGTGGATGTATTTGACATTTAATAATTGCCGAATGCTACATACCGACAGCTGTCAAACACGGCATATAACCGAGGAATGTTAAGCCAGGTTGCATCTTAAAAAACAAGCAGTCCACGATCGTCATAGACCGAAGCGCCACTTTCATTGCCACACCGAATCGCCCGGTCAAGGGCCATAATGGTTGCGACTGCGCCGTCGATTTTCTCGGTGGATTTCTCCTTGTCCGCTTTGATGTTGCCTGCCGGATCGGTGCGGATATAGATGTTGTCCATCATCCAGCGAAGGACCGGATGCCCGCCGTGAGCGATTTTCTGCTCCAGAGTCAGTTTCATCAGTTCTTTGGTAGGAGGGGACATATCTTTGAATCCCTGACCGAACGGAACAACTGTAAAGCCCATGCCCTCAAGGTTCTGGACCATCTGTACAGCACCCCAGCGGTCAAAGGCGATTTCGCGGATATTATATTTCGTACCAAGCTCCTCAATAAAGCTCTCGATGAAGCCATAGTGGACCACATTGCCTTCAGTGGTTAACAGGAAACCTTGCTTTTTCCAGACATCATAATTCACATGGTCACGCCGCACACGCAAATCGATGTTGTCCTCCGGTATCCAGAAGAACGGGAGCACGACAAACTTGTCTTCTTCGTCCAGTGGTGGGAATACCAGAACAAAAGCAGTAATATCGGTGGAGGAAGAAAGGTCAAGACCACCGTAGCAAACCCGACCTCGTAAGGCTCCCGGGTCTACCGCAAAAGCGCAGGCATCCCATTTGTCCATTGGCATCCAACGCACAGCTTGTTTGACCCATTGGTTCAAGCGAAGCTGCCTAAAGCTGTTCTCCTCGGCGGGATTCTGGCGGGCAGACTCAAAGGCCGCTTTGACCTTATCTAAGCCGACGGTAATACCGAGGGAGGGATTGGCTTTTTTCCAAACCTTCGGATCAGTCCAGTCGTCCTCTTGCGCTGCACCATATATGATCGGATAGAAGGTCGG